CGAACGACTAACGATTACCGCTGCAAGTACAGATACATTTGCTACCATTGATTTGGGAAGTTATGTTGATGTTGGTGATCGCCAAGCACTTCAAGTTCATAGTGTCGATTTTATCTTTCAAGGACTTAACGCAAATTCTCAAATCGTCTCTGCTTTGAATGCTGACAACTCGGCATTGATTCAAGTCACTGATCTAAACCGTGGTGGATTGGTGTTTTGCAATGACCGCGCCTTGGTCGCATCGGCTGCCATTTACAAAGCGGCATCTTCTGCTGGACTGTACATCGAAGCCGATCAATACCCGGACAACTTCGGAAAGGGCGCTGACGATGGGCGATATGTTGTCAATGATCAACTTTACATCAGCGGTCGAGTTACTGGCCTTGCCTCCAATCAAGCCGTAAACTGCACTGTCCGAGTTAATGCTTCAATCGTCACTCTCGGTGCAAAGGACTTCATGGCCATTGCAATCCAATCGACAGCGGCTGACAACTGAGGTGTTTACCTTGGTGAAAGTTGAAGGAACCCTTGATGAACTCAAGGCGTTGTTTGTTGAAAGTGCAAAGCAAGAAGCCCGATCCGTAGCAAAGAAAGCAGGTCGAGCAACAGTCAAGAAGGCTGTCAAAGTTGCCAAGCGTGCTCCCTCTGCTTACAACAAATACATGAAAAAGGAACTTGCTCGTCTAAAGAAGGCTCATCCCCGTATGACTCATCAAGCACGCTTCAAGAAGGCCGCAAAGTCTTGGAAGGGTGCAAAGCGAAAGAAGGGGGGTAAGAAGTGAACGGTTTGACCTTAGCAAAGGAGCATCAACTGGTCAATCTTACCAGAGCGGATCCTAACGCACCCGACTGGACAATCACATCACAGTTTGGCAACTTTCGACCAATTGGGCCCAACGCATTTTGTTCGGCTACTTACTTTGATCTTGCTGGCTTGGCAATGGATGACAAAACCTTGTTCTTTGAAGCGGCTGGTGTGCAAGGAATTCTTGCACCATTAGCGAATCGAACTGGCAGCGGGGACTCTTGCTTAATCATGGACTTGATGAGCACGCGTCCTTTGACTGACAACCAACTTGTTACTACCATCATCGGAGGGGGTAACTTTGCAGGTAACGCAACCAGCGATGGACAAGGGCCTCTCTCCTTTGAGGAGACGGTTTACGGGCGCACGCAAATGTATGTGCGACATCTAGACACAAGTGCATGGGGATACATTACCATGACTGATGAAAACTTCTTTGGATCAATGGAGCCAACTGCATCGGATCGCATTTATTCTTACCGAGTGATTGTGCCTTCGACGCTAACAGCAGGAACCAACATGACTACCCTCACTGTTTACCCTGCTCGTCACCTGCTGAGTTCTGTTGCCAAAGAAGAACCTGAATTCCAATACCTGATGCGTCTGATGAAGTCGTATCAGTTGCAACAAGAACCGGATGTAGATTAAGTGATGATCTACAGCCCTTTTGATTTTGACTTGGTGCGTAAGGTGCGCCGAGCAAAAGGTCTTGCTGGTCAATCACCAGTCAGAATCTTTGCTGAACTCACTTTATTCACCATGGAAATGGCATATCAACGGAATCAAGAAATCAAAGCATACAATGCAAAGGCTGATCGGTTTATTGAAATTACAACACCAGCCGTCGATGCTCCTCGCGTTTCTGTTAGTGCAGGATCACGCGTAATCTAATTGAGGAATTAAAATGGAAACTGAAACTGTAACTGAAACTGAATTGAAACCTAGCCGAACATCCCGCTTTGCTCAATGGCTTATGGATCGAGAAGAAGCACGAGAAGAAAAAGAATCTTCACTCGAATCCTTGGTTAAACTGAATGTACTTGTTTCATTTCTTACTCTCGGGATCGTCGGTGGTTTTGAAACTATACAACTTGCTATCACAATGATTCCATATCTTGGTTGAAGTGTAAATCACAAATCCATACCGCAGGGGCTTTTCTTGTGGGGCGAATTAATCGCGTTCCATACAATGAAGTAACACGCGGATTAACTTCGGCAGCATAACCGCAGATCGCACACTTAACAAGCATGGTCATCGACCAACTTTCTGTTCTCGAGAACAGAACATCAAGTGATTTCTAAGAGAAAGTCTCATTTCCCAAGTCTTCCGACCTTGCCTCCGAATTTTACATGAGCAGAATGGGCATTGTACGACATTGATTGGAGTCATTCTTCACACCACACTGGTTCGAGAAACCAATCACCAAAGGAACCTGCACAGTCATCAATTTCTGTTAATGTGTAATGGCCAGCCTCCCATTGATTGGGCGTATAGCCTCTTCGATTGGGCATCCAATAAATCAATCTTGCAGAAGAATACCACTCAGTAATGTAATCGTCCTTGGTATGCATGTCCCAATCGGATCGCTTCAAACAAATAATTCTGTACTTGCGAATCATTCTTTCACTTCCAACTGTTTCTTTAGCGCTTGGACGGTTCTACGATCGCGGATAATGCGTGCGCATCCATCCCTACCGATTGTAGAGACGGCTGCATCGACAATCTGAGACATCTTGTAGCCTTGTTGTTTCATGTCTTGCAGGATTTTATCCGTCTCATCGCTCACCGTTATGCTGTATTGGTTCCCCATGATTGTCCCACGGAGTCATAGATAATAATGTTATTTGTATTTGCTCTGAAAAAAAAGGGTAGGCAGAATAATAGTATATGGCTTAACATAAGGGTGGGTGAGGCTGGGGTGAGTATCTATTGGTGCGCCACCGGTAAGGAAGATTGAAGTGCTGTAGTGGGGGTACTCAATTTGTCCGGGGGAGCCGGCCAGTTAATTCATGCACTGAAAGAACCCCCGGACAACCCCAATAAGAGATGATTTAGAATGGCTGCAAGAAAGACCGCAATGTTTACCCTAACCGAACGACTAACGATTACCGCTGCAAGTACAGATACATTTGCTACCATTGATTTGGGAAGTTATGTTGATGTTGGTGATCGCCAAGCACTTCAAGTTCATAGTGTCGATTTTATCTTTCAAGG